TAGCGGTGACGTGGACGGAGCGGGCGAACAGTGCGACGGTCTACCGCTTGCGGCTGACGAACCTTGCAACGCTTGACGCTACGGACGTATTCATCAACGCCGTTGACAACCTAAGCAGCTACGAAAGCCGCTACGACAAATTCGCCTTCACGTTGGGCGCATTGGACAAAGGGCAGTATCGCTACGAGGTCACCGAGAACCCTGCCAGCTACGCTGCTGGCGACTTCGTGCAGGGCGGCTTGTACACATTTACCGACAGCGGTTATGCCTACATAACGGCGGAATCAGACCAATCTACGAATGCGCCTTGGGGGTGTAAGGGGACGTTCATTGGAGGCTTGTCTGGGCAGATAGGTCAAGGCATTGCCAATACCGCAGCAATCGTGGCAGGTTGCGCAACTGCTGGCATCGCTGCACGGCTTGCCAATGACTTGGTGCTGAACGGATTTAGCGATTGGTTCCTGCCATCAGTGGGCGAATTGAGCGAGATGCGAGTTAAGCTGCATAACGCAGGATTAGGCAATTTCGCAAATCACACCTATTGGACATCATTTGAATACGATGCTGATGAAGCCTACACTATTAACTTCAATAACGGAGTTACAGGCACTCACAGCAAAGACAATACCTCTAACCGTTACACCAGAGCCATGCGCCGCTTTCTTCTGCCAGCAACCGCGCCAAGGGTGATCGAAACAGGATTGGCGCAAATCGAAACGACAGAGCAGACATACAGCAAGACCACCAACACGATTGACTACGTTAGTTACAACTTATGAGCAGCAATAAATTCAACTTCAGCTTCATCCCGCAGGCGGACTATCGCTACCCTTTGATGTTACAGTCGAAGGTCAACGACCTGTACACGTTTGGGGAGATGAACGACTACCCATACTACCTTCTTGACATCTACAAGAAAAGCGCCAAGCACAACGCGATCATCAACGGCAAGTGCAACTACATCGCCGGCAAAGGATGGGCAGTCGATGCAGATAAGACTACCGTGGCGCAGCAGGCAAAGGCAGAAGCGTTCATGGCTGACGTGAACGAAGATGACGACCTGAACGACCTGACGCAGAAGTTTGTCTTAGACCTCGAGCTATTCAACGGCTTCGCATTGGCGGTGACGTGGAACAGGGGCGGCGGCATCGCCTTCATTGAACATGTGCCGTTTGAAAAGGTGCGCGTGTCGCTGGATGATACGATGTTTCTGATTGCCGATTGGTACGATGAGCGTATGATCCGCCAGTACCCGAAGGGCGCGGAAGTTGAGCGGATGCCGAAGTTCGACCCGAATAACCGCGTCGGCAAACAGCTGTTCTATTATCGCCACTATGCGGCTGGCGTCAAGCACTACCCACTGCCGAACTACCAGGGCGCACTGGCTTACATCGAGTGCGACGTTGAGATCGCTAAATTTCACATCAGCAACATCCGCAATCAGTTTTGGGGTGGGCAGATGATCAACTTCGCTGATGGCATCCCGACGGACGAGGAAAAACAAGAGATAGAGAGGCAGATGCGCAACAAGTTCAGCGGCGCAAACAACGCAGGGCGCTTTGTGCTGACCTTCAGCACCGGAAAGGAAAACGCGCCGAGCATACAGTCGCTAACGCCGAGCGACCTTGATAAGCAGTTTGACATGCTCAACAAGCAGATTCAGGAAGAGATTTTCGTGGCGCACAACGTCACCTCGCCGATGTTGTTCGGTATCAGAACCGAGGGGCAGCTGGGAGGCCGTAAAGAACTGTCGGAGGCGTATGAGTTGTTCAAAAATACCTACATCATGAACCGCGTTTTAATAGTCGAGCGCATAATCAACTACCTCACGTCATTCAACGGCTACGAGTGCCTCTACCTGCAGCCTTTCGACCCGATCACTGAACAACTTAGCGAGCAGGCGCTGATGCAGATTTTGACGCAAGATGAACTGCGCGAAAAGGCGGGTTATGAGCCACTGGCAGAGGCGACACCCGACGCAGGCGAAGTGGCCGTAGAAGCGAGCGCAGGCGTCAACGAGGCTATCAAGACGCTTTCGGGGCGGCAGTACCAAAACCTGATGCGTATTGTGCGCCACTATTCGCAGGGCAAGGTCACCCTCGAACAGGCGCGCACGATGCTAACGGCTGGCTTCGGCCTCAACCCGGAACAGGTTGACCAGCTACTGGGCGTGAAAGAGCAGGCGTTCACGGATGAAGCTGATGAGTTGGAGTTCTTGGCGCAAGTCGGTCAGCAGTTCGGTGAGGCGCGTGAAAGCTTTGAGGTGCTGCAAGAGCGCGAATTGGACTTCAACGAATACGGCGAGGCGGAGTTCTTCATGCAGTTTGCCGTTTCCGACCAAGATAAGGCGCTGGACGACAAAATCGTAAAATATAGGCGCAAACGCGAGGATGCGACAGTTGAAGAGATGGCCAAGGAGTTCGGGGTGAGTAAGGCGCGCATCCGCAAGCGCATCCAGTACCTCCTGCAAGTCAACAAGTATCCGTTGAAGCGCGGCATAGGTCAAGCGACCAAAGAGGAGAAAGTGCCTGAACCTATCGTCGAAGTGCGCTATCGCTACGACTGGAGGCCTGAATATCGTGGGTTGAGCAAGGCTGACGGCTATGATAAGAGCCGCAAGTTCTGCCAGGTAATGATGGACTTGAGCAGCGCACGCCTATACACACGCGACGACATCAACCAGCTGACGGCGTTGATGGGTTACAGCGTATGGGAGCGCAGAGGCGGATGGCTGACGCTGGAAGATGGCAGGCACCGGCCAAGCTGCCGCCATATGTGGGTGCAGCAGTTGGTAATAAAAAAAGGTACACAAGTTGAAAGAATTGTCGAATGAGCAAGGCACTATTTATTAGCGAAAATACGCTGATCGAAAATTCGGTCATCAGCGAAAACGTAAGCTACACGCAGCTACGTCCAACCATTGTGAAAGTGCAAGAGATGCACATTCAGCCAGCGGTGGGATCGGCGCTATACGCGGAACTCGTGACGCAGGTAATCGCCGGCACTTTGTCGGCTAACAACACCACGCTGATGCAGACCTACATTCAGCCAGCGATCATTCAGTGGATGTACTTTGAACTTCCGATGGTGCTGGCGTTTAAGTTTATGAACAAGGGCATGGATCGGCGCAGCAGCACGGAATCAACGTCAATGAGTGAACGCGAGATGACGCGACTGATGGACAAAAGCCGCGATGACGCGGAGTGGTACACCGAGCGCATCACGCGCTACCTGCAGGAGAACCACACGCTATTTCCGCTGTTCGACAATCCGCCAGTTGCAGTTGACACGATCTACCCGGCCAACAGTGCGTATCAGACAGGGATGGTGCTTGGTCGCAGGGGCAGGTATCGCGATCCGCTTGACTATCCGGAAAACCGACGCAACTACTTTTAATGGCGCACAGCAAGAACGTAAACAAACTAAAGCAATTCTATGAGCAGTTGGGTAACGATCAAAAACGACCTGATAGCTTTCGCGGAGTCGCACCTGCAGCTGAACGCGGTGGGTTTCGGCGATCCGCTGGCGATCGGCACGGACAACGTGATCAACCTGCGGACAACCGACAGGGATAGGGTTATCTACCCGCTTTTGTTCGTCGATGCGCAGAGCGCGTCAATGCCTATTGGCGCGACTAACCTAACCGTCAGCGTGCTTGTGATGGACAGGGTGGCAGACCTTCGCGGCGTGGATGCGACGATCAGTGGCAGCGTCGTCTACCGGTGGACTGACAACGAGGATGAGGTGTTAAGCGACACCCTGCGTATCATGCAGGACTTCGTCGCGGAGTTCACCGATGACCCTGACCGCGACTACACGATCACAGGCGCGGTGAGTGCTACGCGCTTCGTGGAGGCACGCGATGACAAGGTCGCAGGGTGGCAGGCAACGGTCGTGTTTGAGTTGCCATTCAGCCGCAACGTCTGCCAGATACCGACGAGTTAAAATACGATTGCAGAATTGCATAGAATTGGGTGAAATGATATTTACAACTAAAACAAGACAATGAACATAGGACAACAACTTGACGCGCTACTTGGTCGCGGTGTCGTAATGGAGTGCGTGACAGGCGCGGTAACAGGCAAGACGTATGACGCGCTGATCGTGAACGCGTCGTGCAGCTTCACGACTTTGACTGGTGAAGGTGGCACAAACCTATTG